TCGGACACACCGTGTTTGAGGCCGGTCAGTACAACCTGAACATCATCGGCATCCGCAGCAAGGATCACAAGCCCAACAGCTTTGATGACCGTATGTGTGTTGTCTTCAGAGATGAGCATGGTTGGGTCACACGCACATGGGAATGTACTACAGACCCCGGCGCTTACTGGCTTGAGAACCCTATGAACGCTGGAGGCACCGCCATCTTGGTGCCTGGTCAGTACAAAGGCGTATACAGGATTGACAAGCATCGTGGACTGTACGACGCGCTATGCCAACGGGGCGGCACCGTAAAATGCTACAGAGACAACAACAAGGATGATGTCATTGACATGGATCCTGACTCAGTCACTGAGGGCATGTACGGCATAAATCTTCATAAAGCAGGTTCAAGCTCCACTTTGGTCAATAAATGGAGTGCTGGGTGCCAGGTTTGGAGTCAAGAAAAAGATTTTGAAGAGTTCATAAGTATCTGCTACGCAGCCAGAGAGAAGTGGGGTAACTCCTTTACCTACACTCTTATTGACGAACCGGAGTTCTAATGGAAGCGTTAGTCGATTCACTATTGGCTGACGGACACCTTGGAGTATTCGCTGCGTTTCTTATGTATCAGTTTTTTATGATGCAGAAACGCTTGGACAAACTTGTCGACGGGTTCCAAGAGCAGCTTGACGATATTCGCAAAGACTACGATTCACGCACTGAGAAGATGCGTGAACGGTATGATCGAGTGATCTCTGAGTACAGAGATACTGCTGACAGTCAGTCTAAAGACTTTTTGATTACCAGAACTAAAGTTCACAACGACATTGTGTCTAAGCTTGAACGGCTCTTAGAGCGAGCTACTTCTTAGTCGGGGCTGCTACACCTTGTATAACAATTAACTATTCATCATCCAGATTGTTTTTTGTGGCTCTAACTCCAGCAGAACCGGCACTTGCGGCAAGAAGTGCCGTAAATAATGTTTTTGCTTGCGCTGCTTTTTCTCGTACGTCAGGCGTTAGGTCGACAAAAGTAACCTCTTCTCCATCTGTGTCTAAGAACATGTCTCTGACACGGTCCCAATCCTGAGGGTCTACCTTTTTACGTGGTGGCCCACCATCGTAGTAGGAGGGGGAGACAACCGTTGTACCGACAGAGTCTTTCCCCGCTATTTTCTTCAAACGACTTGGGACGATTTTGTCGTAATAGTATTCCGCAGAATCAACCGGAAACTCAGAATACTTATTCGCTATACTACCCTTAGTAAAAGCAATACCGTCGTAGCCACCCTCTGCGGCCTCACTCATGGCTCGTTTAATGCCAAGGTCTGTCCATTGATCTGTATTAGCAAAAATCGCATCAGGCACAGGACCCTTTTTTATGCTGGCGCGCAATCTCTCAAGGCTACTTAACTGCTTTATCAGGGCGGCTTCATCCGCCACTGACAGTTTACCTGCTTTGCGCGCTGCGACAATGTCCGTTGCACTACCATACTTAAGCTTCCTGAGTTCTTCCTCTACGACGGCTCGTTTTTGTAGATTTTCAGCTTTGTTTTTACCGCGTGCGCGTAGTGCTTGACCGTGATCGGATTGAACCTCATCAATAAACAGTATCTTCCGACCTGCGTGGTCATAACGAGTTGATGTTCGAATGCGCACAGCCTCATCCGCAACTTTGTAATGATCGGGATCAACAAACCGCTCGGTGACTTTACTGCCGGGTCTGCGCACTGTAACCACTATATCCTTGGCGTCTTCACCACCAGGCATGATGGACTCGCCCGTGAAGTCTTTACTTGGTGCGTTAAGGCTACCTTTTGCCGCCCGAGAATCAAATATTTTTTCGCCCACCACAAGCTGATTGTCATTAACATGACGAATCAAATCAGCTTTTGATATGCTCTTCGCACCTTTAGCTTTTTGTTCGGCGATAAACTCAGGTAAACGAAGAGCTTCTATTTCTGCTTTCTTTACACCCTTGTTAGTTAACGCTGGTATCAGTGAGTCTACACCTGTTTTGTCTTTTAGTTTAGGTATTGTTTCTTCCAACACTGACTTAAATGTCTGTTTAAGCATTCCAGCAGAAACAAAGGGTAAAGCTAAAGCAGCACCAGAGATACCTGCCCCAACGTAGTCGCCTTCTTTAAGGTCTAAACCCATAGATGTTGCATCAGCAAATTCACCAGCTACAGGTAGTACACCCGCAGCGTCTAAAGCAGTACGCTGGGACTCATAATCTCCAGCCGCAACTCCCTTCGCCACATCAACCGTAGCCTGTTCTATCTTAGCGGCCTCACCTAAAGGATCACGGGCAACCTTTACCGGGTACTGAAGAATGTCCGTCGCCATCGAATTAAGACCCCTATAAACTCCTTTCCCACCCTCTATGGCTGTTTCCTTCATATCCTCAATTGGGTCCTGAACATAGTCTTTGGCCCATCGAGGTAACTTACGTTGAATCTGCGCGGGAATTGCTTCACGTTCGTCGATAGAAGCGCGCCACTTAGTTCGTTGTTCCTCGGTCATCTCAAGACCCGTATCCGGGTCACGAGGCTCTTCAAAATTCTTGTATCGTTTAGCGAAAGCTTGCGGTTGTTGCTCACGCTTCATAGCGTCAATCATGCGCTGCGGTATATCGTCTGCCATGATGGACTCCTGTTATATAGCAGCGTAACACGTAGAGTCTTTTTCTATGCCTCGATTACGTCGTAGTAGAAAAGGTCAGCCGCTCTATCAAGTAGATTTTCTGACGCTTCAATAGGATCGTCTGATACGCCAACAGCGATTCTCGTGCCACCTATGTGCAGCGCAAAGCCGTCATCAATAGGTATGATTTCTATCTCGTCAAAACCCATCTCTTCCAAGGTCTCAATCAAGTTGGACGAGTTGACTGATACGGCTGCGATAGTTTCAATCTTGTTCACGCTAGTCATGGCTGAAACGTAACTCATCTCTTCGACCACCTACCTGGACCACTACGAGCAGCGATTCTCGCACTCTCGCCCAAGTCAACTAAGTGTGCGACCCAACTTTCATAGCGAACAGGTTCATTGTCAGCTTCTTTCGGGGAAGAAGAGAACGCTTCGGACAATCCTTTGACGTGCCGCATGGTAGGTAAGCGGGCACCCGATTCAATACGGCTCACTTCTGACTGGCTCAAAGCTGATGCTCTAGCCAAATCTGCGAGTGTCCATCGTCTAGATTCTCGTGCGTTACGCATAAAGCGAGAAAAGGCGCTGTTGTTCATGTAATCTCCTGTCTGAACCACAACGGTAGCCCAATAAAGTAACTACGTCAACTTTAGTCCTTGACACCGTGTCACGACTCAAATAGTCTCCATGACATGAGCAGACAACCTCACATTAATTACCGTGTCGCCCCTCACGGGCAGTTTAAGTTACTCCAAGAGATTGAAGAACTCGTTCCTGGCGCTATGGTTTATGGTAAGACTCATCACAGGAGACGAGTAAGACTCAAGAACGCGGCACCCGAACAAGTAGGGGAGATGACATCATGCGAGATTTACGCACCGCTACATGCCGCATGGCTCGTAGAGGGTATACTTGCTCGGTATGGCTTAGCATCTACGGCTTCGCAATCGGACATCGGGGATATTACTGGTTGGTCAAACGCACCAAACGATAGAGACCACTTAGAATCAGCAGGTCGTCGCCACACCAACAGACTCGTCACATCAGGCGAGCTTAGAAGCCACGTACTTGAGATAGCTACGCCGTATCAATTCATGGGTGTTGAGTGGGCGCACACACGACCGTGGGTCATGAATGTCTGGTCGTGCGGTGCGGGCAAGACCTTAGGCACACTCATGGCCGCGTTAAGTCACTCTGGACCAATCCTTGTTGTTTGCCCCGCAAAAGCTCGTCACGTCTGGTGGAGTCAGGTCCAAGAGTACACACACATTAAGCCCTTTCGTGTACGCCCTGTTTCTGAGCAACGAAAGAAAGACCAGACTTTAGACGAGTACGTGTACGAATGCAGTACAAAGAATCAACGGCCATTCGTAATACTGGGCGCGGAATCATTAGCAGACAACATCAGCATTGCCCGCAGCGTAGCGCCTGAAGTTCTCATATTAGATGAGATCCACACACACGGAAGCCGTAAACGGTGGACAGCAATTCAAGAGGCTGACGGCGGGGTAAGCTTTGAGAGGAAGAAAACGGCTGCAAGTGGGCGAGCGGGTTCGAAAGTAGACCGAGAGAACCGCGCTGTAGCAGCCATGGACCTCAGTCGGATGTCGAGCTTGAAGCTACGTATAGGGCTGACGGCAACTCCACTTGATGATGGAAGGCCGCGTCGTTTGTGGTCACAGTTGGACTTGCTTACGCCTGGTGGTTTCAGTCACAGTTATTCGAACTTCGCTCATCGCTACTGTGCCGCGCGCCCAGGCCAGTTCGGAGGTCTTGATGATTCCGGCGCCAGCCACCTTCCCGAGCTAAAAGCCCGTTGTTCTTTCTTTGTACATGAGGTTCCTTACAGTGAGTCTCATGCTGCGCTTCCTGATACGCGCGTTCAAGTTGTGTACTTGAGTTCGACTGAGTTGAATCGAGCGGAGCGTTGGAGCGACAAGCAGACTTTTGGTCAGGCGCTGAAGGGGATTGTGAAAGAAACGAAGACGAACCCTCTTGCGAAAGAGCGCGTCGTTGAAGCAAGGTTAGCGGAAGCATGTAGTAGGAAACGTAAGTACGTTGTCAGCGAGGCTATCGAAGGTCTCAAGGGCGGGGGAAAGGTTGCGATCTTCACGGCTCGTCGAAGGGAAACAGAGTTGTGGGAGCATGACCTGAGGCGGGCGCTTAAACGTGGGGATGAAGCCTTAGGCGAGGTTCCAGTTTGGATGGCCCATGGCGGCATACCAGAATCAGATAGGGACATGATGGTCGACGCTTTCAGGGAGTCTACTGGTCCATGTTGTCTTATCGCAACGGGTCAGAGTGTCGGCACTGGTGTCGATGGTATGCAGACTGCGGACCTCGCCATTTTCGCAATGCTTCCTTGGAAGCCCGGTGACTTCGTTCAGTGGAAGGGTAGGTTCGACCGTTTAGGTGGTAGTGCTACCCTATTGAAAGTTGTCGTCGCAAGCGGGACGTACGACGAACGGGTTGTGGAAATCCTTGTGGATAAGTTCGGTCCGATTGAATCCTTTCTCAAGGCAGACGAGTTGTCTGGGCTGGGAGAAAAGCTACTCGGCATGGAAGATACAGAGTCTCTTGTGAAGAGCATCATCAGTAAGCTGGAGGTGACGTAGTGTCCCAGATTCTTATCGATGCTGGTAGGTCTTCTCGTGGGTGGTCACGTATTGGTTCGTTCTTTCGTTGCCCTCAGTTGTTTGCGTATCAGAACCGGTTGGACATGCAGCTAATCCCTGCGGGTGCTTTGACTCGTGGAAGCATGGGCCACGTCCTCCAAGCGCATCAGCACGCCATCTGGGGGGCGCGCTCCCCTGAAGGTGTGTGGGTTGATGAGACATGGTACGACAACCCCGACATCTTTCTCCCGCCTGAAGAAGCCGTAGAGGAATGGTGCAATGCCAATGGTGGGCATGAGTACCTTGAGAGAATGATTGAAACGTTTCATCGTTATATGGCGCAGCACCCTGAGTCTCCCGGTAACGTAATCGCGGTTGAGTACCCTATTACAGCCGTACTGGGCGACAAAGGCAACACATGGGGGTTGTGGGTAGTTCATCCAGAAGACCAACACTTTAACCGTCGCGCTGCATCTGTGAAGGCTTGGGATGGAGATATCATTCGACCCTCTGTTCTTAACTGCCCAGGTCATCCTGACTCTGGTTCAGCGATTGTGCTGACTCGTAGGCTGGACATGGTGATAAAAGATCGTGCTGGTCGCATCTTTATCTGGGATCACAAACATCAAGCTAGAGTGGAGTCAGGCCGTAGCGTAGATGGTTACGCCATTGATGGTGGCTTCGCAGCTTTTCGTATCATGGGTAAGCAACTATACGGATCGGAGTTTGGTGGCGTTGCGTTGAACCTCATTCAGACTCAAGAGCCATGGAAAGTAGCTCGACCGATGGTGCCACCGACACCACATAGAGACCAGCATTTTGCTGACATGCTGTGGCGCGCAGAACATACACTTGCGAGATTGGATTTGGAACTTCCCGGTTACTGGGACTGGCCAAAGGTTCAACATGAGACAACGTGCATCGGACGATATGGTGCTTGCGCGGCTATAAAAATGTGTTTCTACGGAAAGGCGGTCACAATTTGACCAGGCTAATTTCTTTTCTCGGATTACACTCTAAATCCCAAAGCCAACAAAACTAAGGAGAATCTAATGACATCAGACAATGGGCTTCCAACCGTCATGGCGACGGTGTATGGAAAGCCAAAACAAAAGAAAACTAGTGACGCGCTTGCGGCATTCCCAACCGCTTTATTCTTGGGCGTACCTTCAGCCATTACTTTGGTGGCACAGAATGAACTGGGGTTCACTCCGTCGGTACATCCCACGTCTCCGAAGAATCTACCAGAGCTTGTTGCGTTGCTTCGGAACCTCGCAGAGACGGGTTCAGCTATTCCATACGGTGCTGTGGTCATCGATGATACAAGTCATCTCTGCCAGCAGTCTATGTTCGAATGGGCTAACGACGCACCTACCGGCCGTAGTGGCAAGAAAGACAGGTTCTATCAGTACCAGCAGTTGAACTCTCATCTGTTGGAGATGGCTCACTTGTCTCGTCATCTGGGAGTTCACTTGGTGATGACGTTTCATGAACGCACTCCGGGTACAAATGCTGAAGGCAGGTTCTGTCCTGGTGGCCCTGACGTTCCATCCCGCAATCAAGTCGAGACTCTACCCGCATGGTGCGACATCAACGTTCGTGCAATGGTGGACCCGACGTACCCTGACCCGTGGTTTCCTGGTATCTATTACTGTGACCCTACGGATCCTGATTGGGTAACAGGTGATCGAACAGGAGTTTGTTCTGCTAAGACGCCGGGTAATCTTCGGGAGATTATGCGTGCCAGTGAGAGTAACTACCGACTCGACAGACTCGATGGGTTTGACTGGCAGGATGATGTTGCTGATAGTGTGGCTGAAGCCATGTCTTCTGGTGTCGCGGTACAAGATGCTATCCAAGCTGCTGTAGCTGGAAGAAAGGACAACCCCTTGCATCTTCGCTGGGCTTGCCAAGACGGCATCGCTCGGGGAGTATTGGCGAAGCAGGCGCAGCAATCACTGTTTGACTTTTCAGAGGTAGAGGAATCCGCGAGTAACTCGCCATCACTTCCACCACCTCCCCCCATATCTTAACGAATGACCGTTAAGTCTCTTGGACCTTGTGTCCTTTCAATCAACAAATGGAGCCAACATGGCTATTAATATTCCTGGCAGCGCATTTCATGGCATTAGCAACCTCGGTTCAACCGCACCTGAAGCAGGGTTCTACGCAGTCGACATCGTAACTATTGAGAAGTCTCCAACAGACAAACCGGGTACTCGTCGTTTCCACGCACAATTTGAAAACGGATTCAAGATGTTTGAATTCGTAAGCTTGGCCTATGACGAGAATGGACACCCCATTCAAGGCTTGGACGATCAGCAAGTACGTGGTCGGATGGCGGCACTTCAAACAATCTTGGCATCTCTCGGGTACGACAAATCCGACATTGACCAAGCAAGCTCCATCAATGAGTCTTGGTTTATCTCGTCGATGAACAACGGGCGGAAAGCTTACGTCGAGTTTGTTCCCGGTCAGAAGGGCATACAGAAGTCGTACCACAAGATTAAGTCTTGGGTAACTAAGACTCAACATGACGCGATGAAAACTGCGACAGCTAACCCCAAGGCAGTGGAAGCAGCCCCCGCCGTTGTTGCTGCCCCCCCAGTGACAACGAACGGTGCGCCTGTTCCTTCTGCTGGTGTAGCACTACCTCCCCCAGCTAGTGCCGCACAAAACATCGTTAGCTAGTCAGCCATAGACCGACGGATTCCTTTCCGTTGTTGGCCCAGCAGGGAGGCATGTGGGTGGTTGCATAGATGCCTCAATTTTTAAATAGGAGAGAAAATGTTTCACGAGTTCAAAACAAAAGATGGTGTCATTGGCATCAACTCAACCCACATCGTTCACGTCCGTGCCCTGTACCCGCCTGTCAGAGAGGGGGAAGATTTTACGCTGATTACTTTGTCAACGCCCCTTGAAGAAATTGGGCATGGATTTCTCAAGACCGTTGAGGTTCAGGAAAATTACGACGCGGTTATGAACAGGATTATTGTTGAGTAATGTCCGCGAGTACCAACCCAGAACATTGTGGCGCTCAGTGCGGGGCGTGCCCTCTTGGGCCAGAGGGACCATTGCGTAAAGATGACTGGCGACCTGTTGGTGGCGAGTTTCATCGAGGCGCTGAAGTCATTGCAATAGCTGAATCGCCTGGGCCTGATGAGGCTCAGCGCGGTCGGCCCTTGGTTGGTCGCTCTGGTGGTGAGTGGAACAATGCGCTGACCACCGCAGGAAGAAAACGTATCGACGTAGACTTGGATCATGTGATCTCTTGTAAGCTTCCGGGTCAGTCGTCTGGTGCGTTGAGACGGATGGAGAAGTCGCTCGACAAGCTGAACAAGACGCGCGTTAAACAAGGTGAGGAGCCTTACCCACACCCGGCAACCTGCTGCAGGCCGCGACTCATAAACGTGGTCGCGAAGTATAAGAAGATAATTACCTTAGGTAAGACTGCAACCTCGGCATTGACGGGTCAAACGAGCAGCATCCACTCGACCCGAGGCGGACCTATGCAGATCGACAGTGACTGGAACTGGGTAACTGAGCGCGGATCTCGTAAGCTCCTATCAACTCTGCACCCTGAATTTATCCTACGCTCTCCCAATTGGCGTCATGTCCTTCAATCAGACTTGGCGAAAGCGTTTCGATGGTTCAACGGAACACTTCGCTGGACTAAACCAGACTCCCTCATCAACCCTACTCCAGATGAACTGGACGAGTGGTTGTCTCAGCCTGCCCCTTTTTGGGCCTACGACGTTGAGACTGATGGCATTGAACCTTTAGAGTGCAAGCTGCGTACAATCGCAATTGCCATCCCTGACTTGGATCATTCGGGTCACGCTTCCAGGGGGCCGGTCTCCCAAAACTCACGTGCCGTCGGCATTGGATTGTTGTCGACTGATGGGATTACGAGGCTCTACCCACCGGATCAAGAGCAACGGATCTTGGACACACTGCGTCGGGTTCTTACCGATGGTCGTGTCTGGGTTGGTCACAACGCCGGGTACTACGACCGCATGGTTGTCGAGTCTCGGATTGGTGTCACTCCCGCACCATTGGTCGATACCCTCTTTCATGCCCGGTTCAGAGCGCCTGACTTACCCAAGGGGCTGAAGACTGTTGGCTCGATTCTAACTGACGTTGAGCGATGGGAGACAACGGAGAAAGGAACCAAGATCTCAACGGGTAGTCAAGATGACGTTGAACTGTTGAGCTACAACATCATTGACGCTGTTGTGAACGCGCGGATCGTTGTCCCATTGATAGACGCCGCGAGTGAGGTCGGTGCGTTTCGTCCCTTAGACGAGAAGCTCAAGCCGTCTGGTTGGCCTATTGAGCGGCCATGGAACTTGAACGAGGTTGATCATGCCACACAAGAAATGTGTGTAGGGATGCATAAGTCTGGTGTATGGGTTGACCAAAAGCTTCGTAGCGAGCTTGAGCTTGAGTACCAGTTGTCCGTGAAGAAGCGGTATAAGAACTTGCAATCGTTAGCTCAAGATGTCGGGTTGAAGAAACTCGACAAGGACTCGGTCAACGAGTTGAATCCCGGTAGTGTAGATCAGATAAGAAACCTCCTATACGAGCGTTGGCAGCTTGGAATCCCAGCGAGCATGGACGCACGTGAGTTTTACACCGAGACCGGAGCGCCAGGTACAGGTGACGCGGTCTTACGCGGACACCTTGCCAGCGGTCGACTTAGTGAAGACCAAGAAGCGTTTGTCAAAGAGCTTCGGTTGTATCGTAGGGAGAAGAACAAAATACTGGGAACAGTACTCATACCATTGAGAAGAAGAGACGTGGACTCAGACAAGGGACTCGTACATGAAGATGGAAGAGTTCGGTCAACATGGAATGCTCATGTCACAAGTGTAGGGCGTCTATCAAGTAGTGGTCCCAACCTGCAGAACATCGGCAACCGAAAAGGGCAGGGAAGACTGAAGAAGGTTTTCTCCGCACCGCCAGGACGTATCCTCGTGGGCGCTGACTTGGACCAAGCCCACCTTCGAATCACAGCATGCTACTGGAAGATACCACGATTGCTTGAGTGTTTTGCCACAGGACAAGACCCGCACAACCTGTTGGCACATGACGTGT